TCCATTATCCAGTTTCTTGCTCTCCGTCTGGTTCAGGCTTCCCCTCGCCACATTGGAACCGGAATTAACATTGTTGGAAGCATAAGCCACCGGCAGGTTCTTCCCCTGCTCGTAAATATGATCCGCCTTTTCTTCCAGCACTGCCGGAAACAGCAGGATCCCGCCGATCATGTTCGGGCAGATGGGAAGCAGCGTCCCGTTCCACAAAACAGAATTGTCATACTCCCCGCTGGCTTTCAGATAAATCCCCATGGGATTCAGCCCCAGAATATTGTTCACTGCCTCCGTGATCATGTTCGTCTCCTGAACTGTCTCCACCGCACCCGTATTCGTATCGGTCAGTTCAATGACCATTTCACCTTTCAACTTCATCACACACCCTCCATTTCTACCGGCCTGCAGAAACCGCTGATTCCCGCTCTCTCAGCAAAATACACTTCAAAGCCTCTGTTCACCGTCTCCTTCATCTGCATGGACAGCGAATCCCGGAAGCCATTTACATCCAGTCCTCCGCCAATGGCAAATCTCGTGGTATAATCTTCCACCTCAAGCTTTCCGTCCCAGGCTTCCCCTGCCGCCATTGCCTGTCCGCTGACAGAGGCAATGCAGTCTCCCACATCAACGGTCCCGCTGCCATTCTCCATCCAGAGATACACATTGAACGTATTCGTATAATTGGCAACAATCTTCTCAATGGGATAATACAGCGACAAAATATGTTTCCCTGAATGCCAGGTCTCCACCGGACAATGCTCCACAATCTCCTCATTATTAAATTCAAAGACCACATGGCAGACCGCCTGTCCGTCTTCCTGCCACTTCACCGGCAGGCTCACATCCACAGAAACCTCCGAACCACTTTCGGATCCGGAATCTGATCCACCAGAGACATCATCCGTACTTCCTGTATTCTCATTCCCAGAAACATTTTCAGCAGCACTCCCTGTCACAGCATTCTCAGTTTTATTACCCTCAGAAGTTCCATCAGAACCACCCGTGCCGTTTCCTGTTCCGTCACTGCTTCCGCCCGGAAATGGAATCACCACAGTCCCGGAAGCCTCCGCAGACCGTTCCACCGGATCCGCAGCCACATCCACAACAACCTGTGCAAAAAACTGCATATGGTTTTCCTCAGAAGAAGCAAACTGGATACTGATCAGTTTCACCCTGGTCTGCCCGATATCATGCACGGAAGCATTAGTAAACGTGTGGATCCCGATCTTCCCAGTCTTCGCATTATCTTCAATCTGGTTCAGCAGCCCCGAAATATTCTTGTCATTCCTTGACTTTGCCTGAGCCAGCCTTGGGTTCTTCCCCACACATTTCAGGCTCTGCTTTCCCCCGATCTTCTGCCTGATGGAAGTGATACAGGTGATCTGTCCCTCATCCGCCTGTCCTCCTGCAAACGTCAGCACATCCCCCGGATCCAGGGCAGGGTTCCCGATGGTATCCGAATCAAACGGCACATACCGGATCACGGACAGATCTGCCAGGATATTCCTGCACAGCATCTCCCTGGTCTCTGCCAGTCCAAACTGCAGAAGCGGGTTCACACCCAGATTCATGGTCAGCCCGTTATCCGGATCCAGCGCATAATACTCCGC